CATTAACATTATAAATGTCCATATTACCAAATATAGGGTTTCATCCTGGAAATCAAAATGCTACATATTATTCATTTCAATTATTAAATTAAGATAACTAAAAATAAGATTAAATTTTCGGTCAAGAACATTCCACGAATTTTATTCCTGGAAAAAAAATTGAATGGTTCTCGAGATTATATCATTTATCAATCATAATTTAATAATACAATCTTTGCAAAAACAAAATGTCAATCAATTATAAATATACTCCTATTCAATTAAAAAATGGTAAGACCTCTTTATTAGAGGAATTTGACAGCGTTCAATTACCTTTTGAAATTTTAAATATTATATTTTCATATTTGGAAGGAAAAACAAATCAAATTATTAAAAATGCGGTAAGTGAATTTTATATTAAATCGGATTTTAAAGAATCGTTTTGGTTTTTTATTAAAATTAGAGCATCGTTTATAGCAGCAAAACAAAATATTAGTTGGTATGATGCGTCTAATGATGAGATAAGCATAGAAAAATATTTTAAATACTCATTCTTACACATTGATAGAAAAAAAATAATTAAACAAATAAATACTAATATTAAAAAAGGTAAAATAGTTAAAAAGTAGATGCTACATATTATTCATTTCAATTATTAAATTAAGATAAATTAAGAAATTAAATTAATAACAATATACAACTTATTAACAATTTGTTTTTTAATCCAATTGAAGTTATCGTTTTTACAGCAGCAAATGTTTTTATTTCTCCAACTCCATAATCTATTGTTATTTTTAAAGTAAAAAGCAGACCTTTTTTTTAAGTAGGTTCCATCCTTTTTTTGATACAGGGATTTTACAAATTAAATTATTCACCCAAAGAAACTCAATTGCACTATCAAGTGCTTGTAATTCAGCAGGTTGGAGAGAAAATAATTGTCTAAATAAATCTTTTACGAGCTCTTTTTTATTTATTCCATCTGATTTTTTTATTAATTCTTCAACTAATTTACACACATATAATAACCACTCTTGACAATTTTTTAACGCATATGATGCTGGATGTTCTGCCACTTTTGCACGTAATAATATAAGTAAATCATTTGAGATTTGAGATTTCTTGAGAGCGTGTTGTGGCTTAAGCAAATTTAAATCAACCTTTTTTTCTAAACGTGATTGAGAAGAATCTGACATTTTATATTATAATGTGAGATTTTAATTTAATCGCTAGCAATAAACAAAACTACCCATCTTTTGCTTCTGTCTATTTTTTGCTACAATTGCCTTCTGACCTTTAGTTGGTTTAGCGTTACTTGGTAAAATATATTCAGAGCCGTGGCCGATAAAATGTATTGGTTTATTTCGACTACCCGGAACCCTACCACCTACCTTCAAAGCGATTGCTGCGCCTTCTGCAACTTCAGGGCCATAAGTTGCTATTCCACTCAATAAAGCTTTACCAGCAGCGGCTCCTAAAATTCCACCAGCCGCGCGTCCAGCTTGCTTTGTAAATTCACCACTTGTTTGTTGTATATTTCGTCCTACTTTTTTAAAAAACTTTTTTACAGCCATTATACATTAAGTATTAGAAAATAAATTAGTTAAATCCCATCATTTTATTATATATATTTTTTGGAAATGGATTTGTATTGAGCGAATCTTTTGAATAATTTGATAACGAATCACTAGACATTTCGTCTTCAAATGGAATTACATTTACTTGACTTGCTGGAGTTCCTGACGCACGAGTTGCTGGAGTTCCTTGATATGTTATACTTTCTTCATCTAATTCAATCCGAACTGGTGGTCGTCTATTAGGTCGTCTTATAATTTCTGTAATTGATTCTGGTGGAGTATCAGTAAATTTTGGTGCATTTTTTTCATAATCTGGTTCTGATTGTTTTAAATATGAACGTTCTTCGTTTTGAAATGGAATTGGAATATCTGATGAAAATGGGGATGCTAAAACTCTATCGTATTGACTTTCAGTTGACATTGGTTTTGTGAAATCTGATGAGTATTCTGACATATATGAAGGGTCTGTTAATTCAGAAATATTATCTGGTAAAGGGTCTCCTGACCTATAACTTCCATAGCTTCCATTCATTCCACTTACATAATCTGGATATAAAGTTTCATAACTTATTGAACTTTTAGAACTTGGAATAGTTGAACTTAATGAACTACCAACTGAACTTAAAATTGGATATCGTGATGTTGTTGAAGAACCTAATGAACTATCTGAATTTATATTTGACCATGAACCTAATGATTGAGGGGTATAAGATAGACTACTTGAACCTGGTAATGAAGATAAAGAACCTAAACTTCTAAATGATCTATCTGAACTATCATCATAAGGTATAAATTCTGATGTTGACCTCAACGGAGGTTCTGCGCTTCCTAAACTTCTAAATCCAGTATTTGTTTGTTGATTTTGCTGATTTGTTAAAAAATTTCTTAATAAATCTTCCATTCCTCTTTGTTGAATTTGTTGCCCTTGTGAACCATACATTGCTGGAGTTAATCTATCTATTGAAGATGTATAAATTGGCGGGGGCAACATCATAACTGAACCCTTACCTCCACCTCCACCTTTTCCAGATTTTTTAGCACTTGATTTAGCACGTGCTTTTGCTTTTTCTAAACTTATGTTCACTGTTACCGACTGCTTTTGCTTTTGCTTTTGACTGACCTTTTTTTTAGTTAGCATATATAATATAGATAAAGAAATTATGCTGTAACAATCCACGCAAAAACACCTGTTGATATTTCCGCCGTAATTATGCTTAACGTTGAACCTGTTCCTGATAGTATAGTAGCTGTCGTAACGTCTGTAATAGAATTATAATTTCTAATCACATTAGTTCCTTGACGATTAATTTTAACTGAATTTGTATTTGAGGCGGTTTTAAATAAACTAAATGCAAATCCTGATTGTCTTGATAAGGTTAATTCAGGTAAATCAATTACAATCTGTGTCGCTCCTGTGCTTGTAAACATCCATCGTTGTTCTAATGGAAATGATAAGGTTGCCGATGTTCCTGAAATTGTTTTTATTGTATTCATAATTTGAGTATCTTGGTGTGTTATATTTTGTTGAGCATTTATAGGATTATTTATTTGTGTGCCGTATTGGTTAACTAATAGTTGAGGATTTCCACCACACCAAAACTCCCAATCGTTATCATAAGTAGTGTTTGTATCAAAATATACTACATTATTATACATATAAATTTTAGGTGTATTGGGTGATAATGCGTTGGCTAAATCTTTAAAGTATAATGCGGTAGTGCAACGAATATTTTGTGTTGTAATATCACCAGTAAAAGTTTTTTGACCGCCTATATATTGTGTAGTTGATAAATCACAAAAATTATTATCTACATAATCTTTACGAGTTAAATGATTAACTGCTGATGGACTTGCTACACTACATATTGGAGTAAAATTATTAAAAGTTGCTTGTGAATTTGATATTAAATTATTTGCTATGGTTGTATTTAAATAATTAATAATTAATGGGGTTGTTAGATTGGGGACACTATCTTTACAATGAAACGCATATTGATTATTATTAAATTGTGGCATAAATACTAAATAATCACCTGTTATATATGATTGAACCCTATTTGTAAATGTTGGTGTCGCCCAACTATGGTCTCCTGTAAATATTGTTCCGAATCGTTTTGTTCCACTAATTGTTTGGTCTGTTGTAAAATCAATATACTTACCATTATTAAATCCGAGTGTTGTTAAATGATTTGTTAGTGTAGCATTAGTATTTGAAATAGGACAAATTGTATTAAATGTTGCTTGTGAATTACAGACTAAATTATTAAAAATTGTTGTATTAGTTGCGTCTAATAATAACACGGCGTTTGATGAAACTTTAAACTGAAATTTATTATTATTAAAATTAGCGTCAAAATTTAATATATCTGTGTTTTGAACTAATATTGAAGAATATGTTGTTGGTGTAGGTAAAGATTGATAATCATTTAAATATAAAGCATCACCACAAAAAATATTTGGTGTTGTTATATCTGATGAAAAGGTTGTAGGTGGTGCAACATTCAGAATTGAACTTAAATTTCCTATTGTTAATTTTCCATTAGTTGTCATGTTCGTAAATAATGTATGATTAGTTGATGCTGGGTCTGCTGATACTATATTTCTTACTTCGAAATCACTACCATTTTGAATAGTCGTTAATTTTAATGAAGTAGCCCCATAATTAACTATATTACTAAATCCTGTGCCTATCGATATAACACCATTTGCAGTTTGACCTCTACCAATTTTAATTTCACCACTTGTAACACTTGCTCCAATATTTAATGTAGCGGTTGCTGTATTTGTGTCATAATTATTTGATTTAATTGTTCCAGTAAAAGTTTTTACACCAGTAATTGTATCCGCTACTGAACCTGTTTTATAAACAAAATTAGAATCTACATATGTTTTGTTTGCGACTGAGGTTGGATTAACTGGACTTTCTGCTAAACAACCTGTTAATGGTGAACTAAAATAGGTTTGTGTATTATCTATAATAGCCATATTTGTTAGTGTTTGCGTTGCTGACTTATTCCAAAATCTAAACCCACCTTGTGTGCTTGTATATGTTGACTGAAAATTTAAAAAATCTGTTGCTCCAGAATTTGTTACGTGTCCATACCCTATTAATAAACCTGTCACACTTGATATACTAGTTGGAATATTGTATGGTCCATTACTATTACATTCCAATTTTCCTGTAACATTTAATAAATTTGTATTTATATTATTTGTTGACAAACTTGCTGAATTTATATCTCCTGTTGTAATATTTCCATTTTCAATAGTCGTTCCATTCCCATCGCTAATGGTAATAACGCCCGACATACTGCGACTATTTAATGCTGTGTTAGTAATTGTTGACATATCTAAAATATACTAATATTATTTAATCTGCCTCTTTAAGTAATTTAAAATGTAAATTCATTATATACGATGGCATTGGTTGAGGGATAGTGGCATCATCAACCCACGCAACAGGGGGGTTCGCATTATTGACAACTTGAACTCTAAATTCTTTATTCCATGGACGATTTACTAAAAAAATTGGACTATTTGTAACTTGCTCTGCTCTTAAAATAGATGAGTCAGTTGCTCCATGAGTAATTGTTGGGAATAACATTCCTAAAAAGGTTGATGCTGTTGCTTGAAACCCTGGTTGTGTTGCATCAATATTTCCTTGTGTTAAAAAATCTACATAAACTAAAGGTAAATTTCCTAAAATAGTTATTGTGTCAGCTGCTTTACTTAAAAAACTAAATGTTAACTCATATTCTCCTTTTGGCATGACTGCGGACCAGTCTATATAATAATTTTTATCAGAGTTAGCATTTGCGGATGTTCCTGAAGTACAAAAATTTGAGTTTACAACTATATTATAAGATTTTGGCATTATAATATAGTTTAAGATTTTAATTTATTTTTTCGCACGTTCTAAACCTTTATAAACAGCAGCTTTAACTTCCCCACGAGATGGAACATACTGATTGGGGTCTGATTTAAATGGAATAATTTTCCCCATTGGTCTTAAATTTGGTTGTCCCATTCCAAATGACGATTTATACGGATTCTTATGTATCATTAACATTATATTATGTGTTTAGAAAATAAATTATTCGTCTATTAATATTTCGTCAAAATTGCGGAATAGGCGACCGGAATCTACATTAATAAATAAAAAGTTATATTTTTCATCAAACACAAATTTACTAAGTGGTAATATTAAATCTTTTGCTTCTTCTATATGTTCATCAAATACTAATTCCAATTCTTTTTTTGATACTTTAAAAATAAATAAATTGCTAAATAGTTTTCTAATTTCTCTATCCACACTAAGATAAGTTTGACATAAAAAATATATACTTGTTCTTAAATGTCGTCGGTTAAAAATAATCATTTTTAATAATTTGCGTGTTTCTTTATTTTTAAGGTAGGCCCCTTGGTCGTCCATAATAATCGCATTACAATATTTTCCATCCTCCTCCTTAATCTTATTAACTACTTCATCTAAATTATCATATGTCAGTTCATCATACTGATTTTTTATTGATTCAAATATATTATCTTTCATAGACGCAATTGAATTTGCTGGGGCAAATAAATACAGGTTATGATAGGAATGTTTTAGTAACTCTTTTGAACCAAAAAAACTACCAATTAAACTAGACTTACCAGAACCTGGGCGGCCAACAACCATTGTAGTTTGATGACAATTTAAAAATTTTGTTAGTTCATATTCATCTAGTTTGGGGTGAATGCCTCCATCGCACCGCATAGCAACAGGCTTTAACTTAGGTGCTTTATTTTTCTGAATTTGGAAACTCATTTTGTATAATATCGATATTATTTATTAATTCTAAATGTTCTAAATGTATTTTAGATTTAAAATGTCTACTACGATTTCCGTGAGTATATTTTTTCCCACAAGGGCAGTCTATTGATTGACTTCTTACTAATTTAAATTTTGCTTTGTTATCTAATTCATATTTTTTTTTATGTTCAGAACGACGTTCTTTATTTTCTAAATACCATTGATTTTTATATTTTGTAATTTGTTCTTTGTTTTCTAAATAATATTGTTTGTTTTGTTGAGTTAAATGCTCTTTGTTTTCTAAATAATATTGCTTTTTTTGCTCAATTAAATGCTCTCTGTTTTTTAACCTATATAGTTGTTGTTTTTTAGAAATAATTTCGTTATGTATTAAATTCCATTGTGCTCTATTAAATGTTGCGTTTAATGTATTCATATTTGCTTGTAATTCTTCAATATATTTTTGCTCTATTTTACAAGCGTCAGATTTATCTAAACATATTTGCTGGTGAATTTTAACTATTTCCCAGTTATTAAAACCGCCATTTTGACGGATTGCTTCGTAAATTTTTAAATTATATTTTGGAGATTTTTCAGTATTACAACAATATTTATGTTGATTTTTCCTATGATTAAAATTTGTTGTATGTCCTACATAGCACGAGTTAATCTCAAGATTTTTGCATACAAATTTGTAAAATATAATAGGAGTAATTTGATATTGTATATGTGCAGGCATTCTATTATATTATACTATAGTCTATTCTATTTAAATCAATTTTTTATTAATGTCAACCACTTCAAACTTTGACACTTGCTTGTCGGGCTAATAAGTCAATTTCGATCAACGCATCATACACTAGCAAAAGGTTACAGGTTCTAACAACCGTAGTGGCAGTTGATTGCGTAATATTTACAGTGATGTTAGAGTTGTTAGTTGAGATACCAGTTAGCAATGCTCCTGAGTGCAACTTCTCAAGATTAAATCCTAAATAGAATTTTCCGGGAGCAGTGTAAACAGCATTTGCCACGTTATCAACTGAGTTAAACTCCACAGTGTTAATTGCCATATTGTTACTTTTATCATAAATTGAACCAACACATTTACGTAATTCCTGCAAAATGCCTCCCTTGTTGTTAAGGGCGGAATATGGTTTCTGAGGATATTGAACTCCGCTAATATTTAGACTATAATCACCAGATGAGGAAGTTACATCCACACTTTCAAACTTTTTGTTATTAATTGCTCCATTGAAGGTAACAATTGCTGCCTTACATGATGCGTATCTCTGATTAAAAATGAGAGAGGTTGACCCATTCTGTCCTGATGCTACGTTAACAGAAGCATTGCTAAATGATTGAGATTTAACATAAATTCGCTGTCCCATGGTTCTTACCATTGCATCCACATCAGGCCCAAATTCAACAAAGGAGAAACAAAGTTCTAAATTGCTTAATGTAATACCTGTCACTGTTCCAGTAGGGTTAATTACGTTAGATAAAGCATCAGTAGTTAAAACCATTGAAACTGTTGGCATTGCCCATAGAGGCAAAAGTTTATCTTGAATATTGGTAAGCATACAAGGCAATGGGCCTGCTAAGTAAATAGTTTCACCAGCAAGCGGAATAATTCTTGAATCAAGTTCCTCAATTGTTGGCGTTGCTGAAACTGAATATCCATAACTTGATTGCATTCCATATTTCTGTGCTACGTCCATTGTAATATTAGTTAGAATGTGATTGACTTGATTCCAATCATTGATAGAGTCTACAGTCACAGAACCAAACTGAGTTTCTAAACGTTGGAAAGGGGCAGAAAAGGGACAACCCAAAAGATTTGATGCGGTTGTTGCGTTTCCAATAACTGCCTTGTATCTCAAATAAATAGATTGAGGGTCAAGGTACCCTCGGTTGGGAAATTGGAAAATAATTTGATTTCCACCCATTCCAAAACTTTGTCCATTTACTGGTTGAAGTGCTACATCATATTTAATTGAAGCTTCTGGCAAAGAAGGAATTGGTTCGGCGAAATTAATAGAACTTGGTAATGAATTCATTTGTATAATATTCCAAGATAAAAAATTTTTAAATCTAAATAATTAATTTGGATTTAAATAACTAAATTGGGGTTTGAGTATAAAAAGAAATCCAAATCATCTGTTTGAATTGGATTTATTGGTTGCTCAACTTCTGGTTGTTCTGATACAGGTTGGTTTTGTTGACTGATTAAATCTCCTAAAATCTTATTTTGCTCCTTTAAAATATCTGCCATCTCTGTTTGCGATTGTTGCTCAACTTCTCGCGTTATTTCCATCAATATAGTAATCTGCCAATCAATATTATTAAAATTAATTAAATTATTATTTTGATCGTAAAATTGTAAATCGATCTCATCAAGCGTATCCGTTCTCAATGTATATTTTGAATTACTTTTATTTTCATATACTATTAAACCAAATGAGGGCTGGTCCACTGGTATTAATGCTAAATTGTTTGAAAGTCCATTATTTTTAGAATCAATATTATAGCTATTAAAAAATTGAGATACTATTTTTATTTTGGTGACTCCCAATACGTTAAAGGGATAAATACAAGTTAAATTAAATGAAGTTGAATTTGTAGTTGCAACTAATCCTAAAATGCTAAATATAGAACTTCCCGCTAAAAGAAATGTAAAATTGGTGGCAGTTGTGCTAAATGTAACTAATCCATTTTGTTTATTAATTGTAATTGTAAATGTGTGACCATTTGCTAAAAATTTTGCTATTAAATTTGTTGCTAGACTTGTGAATGAGTAATTTCCAGGGGTTGCTGTTATGCTATAATTTATTGAAGCAATTTGATAGTTTAAAACATTATTTGTATAATTGACATTATAGAAGCTCACAGGAATTTGAGAATCCACTATTTGATATTGAACATGCTTTATGTCTGATTCTTTTTTTAATAATCCTGGAAGTCTAAATATTACATCAGAGAGAAAACTTGTATTGTTTTTAAGGTAAGCATCAGCAGAATTAAGACTAATAAGTCTACTATCTATTCTTGTTGATTTTGACATTGCTCTATAATATTAAATGCTAATTTAAATTCATGCGCTTCCTTTTCAGCAAGTATATTAATTACTTTTTCTAAATTAATTCTTTCGTATTCTGCTAAGTTTTTAAAATTTAATAAATATAATAATTTATATGCCTCCAACTCATTTTTTTTTGTATGAGGATAATCACGTTTGATCTCCTCTAAAGTAATTATATTTGTCGTCAGGTCTTCGTCAATATAGTATTGTAATGCTGATAAATCTATTTTACGAGTTTTTTTGCTAAACATTTTATATATATTTTACATAAAATATTTTAAATAAATTGTCCAGTAATTAATTTGTTTAATGTATTTTTATCTTTTGCTGTTAGAATAATTGGAGAGAAAGTAAATGGCGAATCTGACCCGTCTTTGTTTTTTAATTGGTAGAAAGGGGAGACAGCTGATAATAAGTCTCTTGTTTTATAAATCGCATCCCGTTTCTTTTGCTTCTGTAATTTTTGTTTTAATCTACGTTTTTCTTTATTTTTAATTGGCATTATAATATATATATGCGAATGTCTTTAAATTGATTAGGGGAGACAAAGCATATTATGATGTCAATTTTATTTTAAATATTTTAAAGCATGACTTTCAAATGGATTCCAACTGCCACTAAGCGTTGTTCTATTTCCTGATTGAAAATTTGATAGTGCTGAGGGGATATCTAAACTAGTCCTGTAGTCGTATTGATTTTTTGGCGTTGAACCAAATATAGATGGAAATCCACTCGCTTTGTTATAAGTAAATACTTCTGAATTAGGACGGGCTGCACGTTCGCTTAAATATCCTCCAAGGCTGTGGGACGCAAATGCTGGAGCAATTTGGTATTTTTCCTCAACTGCTTTACTTAAATTTTTAGCATTTGCTACACGTCTAGTATCTCCACCAAATTGTCCTGCGTAAGTAATAAGTCTTGGATCCTCATATAACCAGTCAGTCAATCTCACACTCCCTCTTTGACTTATCACGGGCTTACCAGTTTCTCTATTTACAAAAACCTTGCCCTCCATCGTGCTTAAATCTTTGTCGTAATTATAACCCCTATCTGCCATGTAATTTGCTGCATCTTTTTGATTCATGTAACTGGCTCGCAATATATCGGCAAAATCTGTTCTACTAAAATTTTCTGGACTGAGTTCTGTCATATATATATGATATTAAAAAAATATGTATATGAAATTATGCTTGTGCGTCTTTTTTTAATTTATATTTTAATTTTCTTTCGGCACTAATTCTATCTTTATTTTTTTCCTGCCATAATTTTTTTGATAATTTTATTTCTTCTTGATGCTGTTCACGATATAATTTATCTGATATTTTTTTGAGTTCTTTAATTTCAGGTTGTGAATAGTATATTTTTTTACGTTCTTTAACTTGCTCGTTATTTTTTTCACGATATTCTTTTGATTTTATTTTTAATTTTTCTTTATGCTGTTCTCGAAACTCTTTTGATTTTATACGTAGTTGTTCTTTATTTGCTTGATACCATTCAGAGTCTGTTCTAGTTGGAATTACTTTATTTAATTTTGCTTCTAAAGTTTCAATCCAATATCGTTCACGTTTATGAGCATCTAATTTATCTAAAGCATTATATTTTTCTACTTCAATCATGTCCCAATTATCCCATCCATTATGTTCTCTAATAAAATTATATACATAAATATCATGATTTTTATTACAATCTGATTTATGTTGTATTTTGCGTTGACTAAAATTTGTTGTTTGTCCAACATAGCATTCCTTAATATCAACATCTTTACAGACAATTTTGTAAATAATGGTGTTTGAATAATCAATTGGCACTTTTGGCATTTATAAATAGTTATAAGTAATTATAAGTAGTTATATTTAAATCAATTTTTTTTATTATACAAAATTAAATTTATGCTTGGGAGATTCAACTGGAACTGCGGGTGGTTTAGGGACTGCTACTTTCTTTGCTCTTTGACGTTTAACAATTTTTTCAACAACTTCATTAGGGATATCATCGCAATCACTAATTTCATCAAGGGCTACTTGAGATAATATTTCCTTTTTCTTAATACAAATTGCTTTCTTCACAACCTTTCTTTCAACCTCCTTCTTTTTAACTTCTTGCTCCTGCTCTTTAGCTTCTTCAGCAGCTAACTTGGCAGCCTTTCTTAATTCAATATTTTGCTTTCTTTTTTCTAAAGCTTTCTGAAAATTTGCCTTCTGGGCTTCACTTTGAACTCTCTTTTTTTTTGGCGGCGATTCCTCGACAGATTCTTCTGGAAGGGTTGTATCAATTACCAATGCCTTTGGTCTGCCTCGGGACTTTTTAACCTTCGGAGCTTCTAAACTTTCAGGAACTTCTGCTAAAGATTCAACAACTGGTTCTACGATATTTTCAAGATTACTCATTATATAATTTACGTTTAGAAAATAATTTTAAAAGAATTAATTATAATAAATTATGAATAGAAATGATTTAATTAATTTAATTGAGGCGCACTTAAAAAAAATAAATTACAAAAGAAATGATAATTATAAGACCTATTCTGTTCAGGAATTATTAATGTGTTGTCAAATTTATGGTATCAGGATTTAACCAATAACGATTATAATTTACTGGATATCTTAATAACAATTCTTCATCTTTATTTATGTTGGAGAGAGCATAAAGTTCAAAAGATGAGTTAACCGCTCGTGAAAGGTTTTATGTTGAAAATAACACTTGCGTAAATAAAAATATGCCAGGGCGTTCTCAAAATGAAAGCAAAAAAAATTGGCGTATAAACAATCCTGAATACCAACTCAATTGGCGTAAAAAAAATAAATTATAAAAGAAATGATTGTTTTCTTTTTTCATAATATTTTTTATTACATTCTTTTCGTTTCAATTCTTTTTCAGTTAATTTTTTTTTATTTAAAATAATTGGTTCTAGTCCTTCATCTTTAAAAATTTCTTGAACTTGTTGTTCTAGTATTTCTTTTTCAGTGCATTTTTTTTTATAATATTTTTTTTGAGATTCTTTTAAATTTTCTAATTTCTGTTCTTCTGTCAGTTTTACTCTTGGTTTAATACCTAACAATTCATTGCGTTTTTGATTCCAATTTTTTAAATATTCTTTTTGTTTATGTTTTATTTTATCAATATAATCTTGTTTAATTAAATTAAGATACTCAATAAGTTCATTTTTATTATCTTTAATAAATTTATTTTTTTGAATTAAATTATTTTTATGAATAACCTTTAATTTTGCTAATTCAAGTTCATATTTTGATTTCATATGTTCGGTCATATTTTTTAGAATTAATTTATAGTTTGTATCTGATTTAAAATCGTCTAATAACGAAGATAAACTAAGATTTTTTTCAATACATTTTTCTATATGATCAATGGCTTTATTAATTTGAGAAACCATTTGTGTAGGTGTATATGTTTTTACATTATATTGATCAGTTCGTATGTTTAATTTTTCGTAACTTTCATCACAATAATTTTCAAAAATATATTTTTTAGCATCATCAATTGTATTAAAATAGTCTTCATTTGCTTCTCGTGTATAATATGGATCTGTAGACGACTTAAACCCTTGTTCATCAATATTTGGAATATTAATTTTCATTTTATTATAGTTTACATTATTGATTTGTTTTTAAATCAATTTTTTTTTAATATCTTAATTATCTTAAATATACTAAAAAATGATGAATAATATGTAGCATTTTGGTTTTCAGGATGAAACCCTATATTTGGGAATATGGACATTTATAGGATTAATGTTAATATTAACATTTTCCAGAAATGTCCGTGTTTTGGAAAAACCAATATACTCCATGAAAGTGAAATGCTTCATATTATTCGTCTTTTTTAGTAATTTTAAGATAAAAATAAGATAAATACTCTAAATTTAAGATTGCTTATCTTAAAATTACTAAAATATTTTAAATTATTTTTGAAAATGTCCACCAAAAAATGTTAATGTTAATAAAATGTTAATATTAACAAGTTAATATGTTAATTAACTTTAACATTACTTAAAGATAAAATTTTCTTATAAATTAAAATGAGCAGTGAAAAAAAGAAACTTGAATGTGTGTGTGGAAAAACTTACGCAAGTCCTCCATCTTTATGTGTTCATCGTAAAAAGTGCAATATATATTTAGAACATAAAAAAAATAAAACAAATTCATTACCTGATACACCTGACACACCTAATAAACTTATTTCATTGATGATGGATCTTTTACAAAATAATCAAAAAAAAACATTTGAAAGA